AAGGAGGGAAGAGACTGATAAACTGAACGTAGATGAACTACGTTGGGCGCATGAACTGTACCAATTCTGCGAAATCTATGCAGGGATTGAAAGTAATTACTATCGTAATTACGCTCAGGGTAGAAGGCTGTCCTTGCTGCCGTGAGGGTGTGGCCGAAGCTCCCCGTTTGCATGTTCAGGATAAGAATCTTTGTTTCACCTTCTTGGAATTTGCGTATCCAATTGTTACGTTCTTCGCTATCAGTAGCACCAATGATCTTACCGATGCGCTGGTCTACTTTGCGTGCCAGGAATTCTTCCAGATAGTAAGCAGTACGTGTGAAGCTCACCCATACGAGCCAGGGGCCATCATAGATTTCCATTAGTTCCGGCAGAGCATCCCATTTACCGCTTTCGTTCGTACCTTCTAAAAGAAAGGGGTTGCTGGCTAGTTGGATAAGGCGTACTACTTTGCTAAGATGGTTTTCTACTGTGACCTTTGTGCTGGCCGTGATGTTGCCGCTTTCATCTTCCTGATCCAAAGTGGTAGCTAGGTCTACAGCCATCTCGTGATAAGCTTTTTCCTGCTTAGGCTTCATGGGTATATCTATTTCTTCGAATATCCATTCTGGTATGTCTAGCACTTCGCTTTGACTACGGGCAAAGTACACATCTTCAAAGCGTTTTTTAATCATATATTCAGCGTCTAGTTTGTTGGCGATTACTTGATTGCCCCAGGGGGATGGATTCACCATGCAATACTCTTGAGCAAAACGCCAATAGGAACTGTAGGCTTTTGGTTTGAGGATATTGAACTGCGACCATATATCATCAATCATGCGATTTGCGGGTGCGCCAGTCAGTTCCCAAACTCTGGGGATACCTTTGGCTAATCTTGCTACACCTTTGGTGCGCTGTGATGTACGGCTTTTGTACAGAATGCTTTCATCCAGTATAAGCAGGTCAAACTTCTTGGTTAGTAGGGTAGGAACCATCTTAATGGCTGTTTCAGGGTTGGTAATAAACCAAGTGATACGGCCAGGAACCTTATCGTCTAAACCTTGTAATGTAGCTTTCTTGCCGTGATAGATAATGATGTTATAGTCATGTAAGCTGGATGCCCACTTTTCTATTTCGCTTTTCCACATATACAATAGTGAAAGGGGAGCTATGACCAGTACCTTTTCTACATCTGGATATAGTAGATTTACTGAGGTGATGCTACAGATTGTTTTACCCAATCCTGGACTAAGGCTTAGCATCGCACGTGGACGCTCAGTTAGAAACCCAACGGCTTCACGCTGGAATGGGAACAATGGAAGGTTTCGGATTTCAGGTATGGGTGTTACGAAGGTTATAGTTCTGCGCCACTTGTTAACTTCTGGAGCAAGTAGCAACGGGCCAAGATTATCACGTAGCCAGTGTAAAGCTTCAAGACTAGTGGAGGCACGATAGCATAAACCCAACGTAGGATTGTTAGCTATGAACCACATGCTGCCGTCTAGCAGCTTGAGTGCGGGATTTACTTTTGAGGGTACAAAGAAAAGAAAGTCTTGCTTTGTTTCAGGTAGGAAGGTAATTCTGCCAACATCTGGTGCTGGCGGTTGCTTTTCTTGCATTCTGTCTCGGCCTTTCTCGGCGTACTATTTTATTGTGCTTGGGCGCACAACGTATTAAGTAGTATAGCACAGGCCGCACAATGGCGCAAATTGGCTATACAGCCACAATATACAGCCCATTTGCCACTTTACAAATACATTATGTTGTGCTAGGCTAAACCTAACACATTCATCCTAAGGAATCCCAGATGATAAATCAAGCAGAATATCTGGAAGAAAGTATTGTAATTCTTGCAATACGCAATCAGTTGGGGAATATGGCTCTGGCCGCAAAGGAACTTGGGCTGTCCAGAGGCGAACTTATGGATTATATGGTACATCATCCTGCTGTGATGGATGCCAAAATCCAAGTAAAGGAAGCTGTAAAAGATAGAGCAGAAGATATACTAATTTCCCAGATGGAGACAGAGCCAGGTCTTCTAATGTTCTTTCTACGCACTCAGGCAAAAGATCGTGGCTATGATACTTCCAAGAACCTTACAACCAATAACAATGTGCAAGTAAATGTGGATGCTCGCTCGCTCATTGCTGCAATGCGGAACGGCACAAAGGCTATAGATGACAAAGAAGCTGACGTTGCTGAGGAAGGCGAACTTCTCACAATCCCCTACCTTCTCGATGACGGAGTTGGAAGCGGAGGAGCTGGGGAAGTGCTACCATAGTCCTGCCTACTTCATCCGAACCTATTGCTACATCTACGATACCGTAGATGCGGGTTGGGTTCCCTTTGAGCTGTGGCCCGCACAGATGGCTGCGCTTGACATCATCCACAACAATCAGCTATCCATCGTACTCAAGGCAAGGCAGATTGGTCTCACCTGGCTTGTTCTTGCTTACGCTTTATGGTGCATGATTTTCAGGCCGATAGCATCTATATTGATATTTAGTAAGCGGGATATAGATGCTATCTACCTGCTCTCCGAGGATCGTTTGCGGGGGATGTATGATCGCTTGCCGGAATGGATGAAGGGTGGTCACACGGTCTTCACGGACAATGCCCATGAGTGGAGTATGGAGAATGAAAGCACAGCCCGAAGTTTTCCTACTTCTGCTGGGGATTCTTATACTGCTACTCTGGCTATTGTTGACGAAGCTGATCTCTCTCCTGACTTAAATTCGCTTCTTCGAGCAGTTAAACCTACCATCGCAAACGGTGGGAAAATGATACTGCTATCTCGTGCCGATAAAGACAAGCCCATCTCTGACTTCAAGAAAATCTACATCGACGCTAAAGCTGGTAAGACAGCCTGGGCGCATATCTTCTTGCCCTGGTATGTCCATCCCCGTAGGACTCCGGACTGGTATGAGAAGGAGAAGGTGGATATTGAATCTCGTACAGGAAGCCTTGACGACCTGTACGAGCAATATCCAGCGACCGATTCTGAAGCATTAAAGCCACGTTCGATGGATAAGAGAATCCCATATGAATGGCTTGCAGATGTTTACGAGGAGCTCGAAGGGGATGATAATATTGGGCTTCCTGGTCTTACTGTGTTTAAGCGACCTGAGGATGGGCATATCTACGTCATTGGGGCGGATCCTGCAGAAGGAAATCCTAACTCAGATGATAGCTCTGCAACTGTTATGGATGTGGCTACTGGCGAGGAAGTAGCGTTGCTGGCCGAACGGCTGCAACCGAACACCTTTTCAGATTACTTGGAAAAGTTAGCTGGCTTCTACAATGAAGCTTCAGTTCTTGTAGAGCGCAACAATCATGGTCATGCTGTGCTGCTAAAGCTGGCAGAGGATGGCTTTGAAGGTACGATGAATGGCATGGATGGTCGTCCTGGATGGCTGAACACCACAAAGGGAAAGGCCATAATGTATACACATTGTACAAAGGTTATACAAGAGAAAGACACGATTGTACACGCTTTTTCGACTTATCAACAACTTGCCTCTATAGTCGGTAGCACGTTAAAAGCCCCTGAACATGAACATGACGACAGAGCTACGAGCTTTGCGCTGGCTCAGTGTGCTCGCATCATCATCCTCGGTGGGGACGTGATGATGGCATCTGCTCAGGTTGAGGGGCGACGTGCTACACCAATGGAAGAAGTGACTATGGATGAATTACCTGTGGGGGCCGTTACGAGTAATCGGCGGGGACAAAGTAACTTCGTGCGTACTGTGCGGGTGATCAGAACATCAACGAGGGCTGTCCATGCGCCTACATCAAATTTGGGATAGATTCTATGAGATCTTTGCTGATGTCTCCCGTGATTTGGGACGTAGCTTCAGCCTTATCATCCGCAGAAGTTCTACGATATGGCGTACTCCCACCTATAGTTGGGGACGTAGTGACTACGACTTCTGGACTAGAGCTTACTACTGTAAGGTGGCCGGACTTGAAGTCTCCGGTCTCTTCATCAGACCTATCGTGCATAAGATACCCGCATGGGTGTTGGGGAGCCTTCCCGTGTTCCTGCTTAAAAGCAAGCGAACACAGAAAAAGCTAGATGAATGGTTTGCTCTACATCATGAAGATATGATGCGTGCTTATGAAGGAAGCTTGAAGCATGGGGATGCCTTCTTCGTAATTAATGCAGATCGTAGTGTGACCCTTGTGCCGCCTAACTGCGTAGACCCAATAGTGGACGATGCCGACTACGGCAAGAGGATAGGCTGGCGCATAAGACAAGTGTTCGCTCATCCTGAAGATGGCTCTCTCAAAATGACCGTAACGGATGAATACTATATAGATCGTAGAGTGCATAGAGAAGAGTTTTCCAACGGCACAATCCGAACGAAAACTTATCCCAATCTTATAGGAATCATTCCCGTAGTTCACGTTGCGAACCACCCAGGGGAAGGTGAGCAGTTCGGGCATCCTGAAGCTGAAGCTCTTCTTGATTTGCTACATCGTTACGGACAGATCTTGGAGGCTTCAGTGGAGGGGAACATCTTACAGGGTAGACCAACTCCTGTGATCTCCTTTAACACGGTGCAAGATCTTAACGCTTTCTGGCGTCGCTACGGCAGCAAGACTTCTACAAAGCTCCCTGATGGGACAGCAAGGGAATCTGAGAGCATTAGTATCGACATGTCAGATGTTCTGACGCTCAGTGGTGCTACGATGGATTACAAGAGTCCAGGAAGTTTTGCTGATGATGCTGTTAGGATCTTAGGTCTGTTATTTTATTTGATCATTGAGCATCTGGAAGTGCCAGAGTTTGTGTTTGGAAATGCAATCGAAGGAAGCAAGGCTTCTGCCGAAACACAAATGCCAGTGTTTGAAGTCTTCATCACGGCAAGACAGAAAAGTTGTACTCCTTGGATCTTAGATGTGTGCCGTATTGTACAGGCGTATGAAGAAATCATCTCCCCTGAACGGCGGGAAGATCCTGTGTTGCAATGGAATAAGCTCACGCAAAATGGCCGTATGGTATTGGATGCTGTGAATTGGGCTTTCGGAGAGGGCTTGCTAGACGAGAAGACAGCACTTACCCTTCTTCCAATTGATATAGAAAATCCCGAAGATGTGCTGAAGAAAGCAAAGCGGGATGCAGAATTACGGCAAGTCAACGAAGAAGCTAAGATGGAAAGAACGTTGAAGATGCAGAACGAGAATGCACCTGATCCTGGCCCAACGCCCAACGGCGGCAAGAAGCTAGGTGAAATGGATGAGTCTCTCAAGAGGGATTTGGAATTATTAGTTTAGGGGGAGGAAGAATACAGAATGGCAATTTCAAAAGAGAACGTTAAGTTGGAACAGCGTTTGGTAAGGATTCAGAATAAAGTTGCAGAACTTATTGCAAAAGTAGATGCGCTTTTGGGGGATCGTAAGAAAGATGTTGTGTTGCCGAAGCCTGAGCCGGAACCAGAAGCTTCATCAGCACCACCTTATGCCATCAAGCCAGAACAGCTTCCGGCAGAAGGCACGATTGAACCGCCTGTGGTTCCGGCAGAAGGCATGACGCCAGCAGAAGCGGAAGCAGCAGAAGAAACTACACCTGTAGATCCTGCGACAATCCCGCCGCCTACAACCCCTGTGCCGGAAGATCCAAACAATCCTAAGACAGAGGAACAAAAGCAAAAGGAAGCGCAAGAGAAGTCAGATGCAGAAGCCGCTTCCGCAGAAGGTACATCGGAAACAACTCGTAGACAACCACCTTCTGTACCGCCACGTTCTACACGACCTGCACAATAGGAGGAGCTATGGAAGAAGGGGAAGTCTTCTCTGGGATATTCCAAGATACTCTTCTGATTGCCGAGTTCAAAGGCGGTATGCCAGATGTTCCAGTCTACAAAGATATCGATATACAGGAGCTTACTGGCGGAGAAGAAAAGCCTGTCTTTGTCACGCTCCCGATTGGCAAGGCTAATGCTAAGTCGGGAAACCAAAGATACTACGATGAGGCGTTTTTGGTTGAGCTTGAGAAGCAGGTACAGGAGCTCAAGCCCATAGGATTGATGGGGCATCTCTCCGAAGATCAGCGTGCTTTTGCTTTTCCCGCCGAAGCTGTGCATTGGATTGGTACACTTAGGATGAAAGAGTATCTTCTGGGAAAAGGCTACGTACCATCTGGTGATTCCCGTCAGCGTTTGCAGAGGTATCGTGCAACGCAGAAGAAGATTGCTACCAGTATAGATGCTAGAGGTGATGGCGTCTGGAGTGAGCAGCTAGGGGCTTACAAGATGATAGCCTCTACGTTGGTGCTTAATCAGATCGATATTGCACCTGCTGATCGTGCAGGGATTGGAGATCTGTCTGCCGTACCGTTGCTAACACAGGAGATGGTACAGTCAGATTGGAATACAGGTACTATTACGGTCAGGAAAATTGTAGAGGAGAAGAAGAAAGTGACTGAAGAAGAAAAGAAACAAGCCATGTTGGAGATGACGGCAGCAGATGCTAGTGTGTTGCCGGAATCAGTACGTGCCGCTATCATCCAAGAATATTCTAGAGAAATAAAGGAAGCACTTGGATTGACAGATGGGAATATTTTGGATGCGGTAAAAAGCATCCAGGCGAAGGACGCTGCTCGTGAGAAAGCAGCGGTATCATCCCGTATTTCTGAGATGGCTACTACGGGCGACAAGGCGATCAAGATTGAAGCTGTGCGGGAAATGGTCATTGACATGGTGGAAGCCAAGAATCCGCTCACCGTTGCAGAGGCAGAGAAGGCTTACGCTGAAGTCTTGGAAAAGCCTTCAGTGAAGAAAGCTCTTGATCTGGCTCTCCAGGAAAGCATGGGGCCAGCCCAGACCACGCCTGTTCAGAATCAAAGTGGGAATACGGCAGGAACAGACCCGAAGATGAAGGGTAAGTGGTTCACGCTTTCTCCTGCACAAAATCTTCAGCAGAATTCACAGGGATAAGGGGAGGATATAATGTCCGGATTACTTTCGTACTTTGACAATGATGGTAAGGCTGTCAACGTCACCCTCACCGCTGCGGTGGCGAAGGGACAAGTTGTAGTGGCACAAGGATGGGTAGGTATTGCAGAATCCAATGGTGCAATCGGTGATACGATTGCCATTGCCATTGATGATCGTGCCTATCAGATTACTGTTCCTGCCGCACTTTCAGTGACGAAGGGAGCCATCGTGTATCTTACGTTGGCTTCGGTGACTGGTCATACGCCACAGGATGCAGCCTATGTTCTTGCACCTGCTGCCGGAACAGTGGCATTCTTTAAGGCAATGGAAGCCAAAGATGCCAACAATGTTGTAGTTGGTAGATTGCTCGCTGCCAATTCTTTAGCTTCGTAATTATCAACTCACAACAATTTTTGTTTGCATAGGAGAGGAAGAAATGGGCGTAATCTACAACGGTACAAATGCTCGCAAGGAGCAGCCGTATTATCAATTTGAGAAGGGCTTTGATCTCAGCCGAAGTCTCAAGGAAGTACGTGTCAATGGACAAAGCGTTTATGAGTTCATTGGCTCAGATGACTTTGCTGCCGATTGGTATACACGGGTCACGTATGAAGTCAATGCTGGTCGTCAGCGTGTACCTACCGTATACGAACCAATCTACGATGTCATCGTAGATGCTTCGCTGCCGGAAACCCTTAATCTCAAGAATTGGGGGCCAGGTGGCTTCGTATTCGAGGAAGTCTTTGAAGGTGGTGAAGTTAAGTTTGGACACATCACCACAGCGGAAGTCACCGTATCGCAGCGTCAGTTCGGCGTCGGGCTAGAGTATAGCAAGAAGTTGATGATGTTCAATCAGCTTTGGCAGATTGCTCGCATCGAGCGTGCCGTTGGGGAAGCGCACAATGCCTTGCTCAATCACATGCACTTGCAGCCAATTTTGAACTATACTTATCTTGCGGCCAACCAATCTGCTGCTGTTACATCGGGTGTCACTACCACAGAAGACTGGTTCCTTACTTTGGAATCCGCAATTGTAGCGGCACAAGCTGATACAGTGAACCCACGACCAGGCCCGTATGTTCTACTCTGCCATCCGGCCCAACTGTTTATGATCCAACGTATGTTGAATCGTGTACCGCAGGAAGGCTTTGCGCTGGATTCATCGGCTTCCTCACAGGTTGGGGCCGTCATCGGGTATTCGGGATGGAGTGGGACTCGTGGTAAGAAGACTGTTACCTATCCTGGTGTGACTTTGGGAAAATCATATCTCATCAGCACCACTTACCGAGGTGATGATTTTGTTTCTTTGGTGAAGCAACCGCTGGAATCTGCACAAGGTAACGCAGACGTTAGCCGCTTCATTATGGATCAGATCGTATGGGATGTATGGTTGGGGATCTACGCCAATCCGTTGCGTTCCGTTGAAGAGATCACCTGGCCTACCTAAGAGGAGATATGGCTACATCATTAGAGCAACAACGGCTTCGTATGGATGTAGGTTTTTTGGCAGATGATGTTCTTTCTCTGCCGGATGCGACAATTGATGCTATCTTCGTAGAAGCAGGGGAGAGGTTTGAAGATCCTGCTTCTATCTTGATCAGTACACGTGTGATAACGTTGCGGCGCATGGTGATGCAAGCGGCTAATGAAGTAGATTATACGCAGAACAACACGACTGAGAAGGCCAGCCAGAGATACGATCATCTGGTGCGTGAACTGCGTAGATGGGAGAACTTGCTTGAAGACGCCGTCTCCGCAGAAGCGGGTGCGGTCAGATCTGGGAAGCCTATGCAGATCCCTCCTAGAGTTAAGGAATATCCAAGAGGCTATGTATGGTAGATCTATCGACCTGGATTACGAAGCTATACAAAACTACGAGATCCAACGAGATCGATACTGGGATGAAAGCGGCAGAGGCATCTCGGAGAATCTCCGCAAGACCATCTCAGGCAGTCTTCCGTACTCCCAATGGTACAAGACTTGCTTCGCAAACCGTGAGGATTGAATCGGATAATACAGCGACGCCAGGTGAAAGCACAGCAGGAAGCGCACCTGTACGCAAGGTCATTGTATACGGTATTAAGAACCATCCTACATTACCCAACACGGATATGAAGGAAGGTTATGTGTTTGTATATGAAGGCGATGAATACAAGTGCGTGGATGTAATCACTACCAGAGGCGAAATCCAGGGTATTTGGGAAGCGACCGGCTGATGACGAAGCAGCAGAGGCAGAAGCTAGAGGTCTTGGTGGAAAGTAAAGATATAGACATCATCCGAGAGCTGATCTTGCGAGAATACGGATTTGTGGCAACAGATTTATATATCAAAGATCTTATTGTCTTTGTAGCTGAGATGCTGGATGGGCGTGATGATAGAAACACTGACTTCTAGTACAGTTCCAGCTATCGCCATTGAAAGCATGTTCACAACACGCTTGCAGGAAGATGCTGCGCTGGAAGCTGTGGCACTAGGGGGAATCTACGCTTATACATCATTAGGACATCAAGGTGTCCATCGTGATGCTACGCCACAAGCCTATGATGTGGATGGCTATTTGCTGCCGATCATCATTTGCAAAGCCCGTTCACCGATTCCTAATCCAGCTATCTACGACCCTATAGAACGGGTGGTTGGTCAGAGCAGGGTAGTAGAATTTTGGATGTATCAATGGGTAGGCTATGACATCATTGAAGTCATGGATAACTACATCTTTACCATCATGCAAAGTTATGCTTTTCCCAATTACTATCCTACGCAATGGATGTACACTACAGGATTGCTGGTAGATCCAGGATCGCTGAACGGTGCTTCCATGATGCGCTCTGATTACTTAACAAGGAAGTTGCGCCGTCCATGAGAGTGAACTGGATTAGTTACTATCTGAATCATGATGGCTATGGTAGATTTTCCAGTCGCTTAGTGTGGGCGATGCAGCAATGGAGAATGGATGTGCTGCCGTTGCTTTGTGAAGATATTGACAGACCGCAATGGATGCTGAATCAAATGGGTGTCAATTGGGATGATTTTACCATCACATGTCATCTTCCTAGATTCGTGCGGAAGATTCCTGGTAAGGGAAGACACTGGCTCTATACCATGTGTGAGACTACTACCATCCCCAAGAGTACGGCAAGACTGTTAAATAGCTGTGGATTGGATAGGATTGTTGTGCCGTGTCAGCACAATCTGGAAGCCTTTGCAAACAGCGGTGTGAAAGTTCCTATATCTATTGTGCCGTTGGGTACAGATCCTAAGGAATTCCCTGTGCGTGTGCCAGACTTCAAACGTCCCTATACCTTCCTTACCATAGCAGATAGAGGAACTCGTAAAGGGTGGCAGGAAGTCTATGGGGCTTTCTACAAAGCCTTCGGCAGCAAGAGTACAGGGGAACAGAATGTAAGGCTCATCATTAAAAGCACGCCCAGGGGCAATCCGCTATTGCAACTTCTACGAAGAGCAAAGGATTGGGATCCACGCATCATCATCGACATAGGGATCTACTCGAACATGGCTGACTTCTACGCACAAGGTGATTGTCTTGCGTTGCCTTCCCGCTGTGAAGGATGGGGGATGCCACATCGTGAAGCTGCCATGATGGGTCTTCCTGTGATTGTGCAACAGTACGCAGGATTAGATGACGGCAACACAGACAAGTGGGCCATCATCGTGCGTGGTGGTAAGATACAACGTGTACCATCCAAGCGTAAAGAAGATAGCGGGGAATGGATGGTAGCGGATGAGCATAAAGTAGCAGATGCTATGCAGTTCTGTTATTATGCGCCGGATAAGGCAGAATTGATAGGCAAGGAAGCAAGAGCTTGGCTATCAGAACATCAAACCTATAGAGATGCTGCTGCCGGAATGATTGAACTAATGCACGATGAGGGAGTATCTGATGCCATCAAGATCGGGAGTGTACGTAGAAAATCCCAAATCTCTAACCAAAATGGGAGAGACAACCGAGTTGTTCCTGCAAGCGACTTTCGTAGCGGGTAGAAAAGAAGCGGTAAAGATAGCAGCAGAAATGGAGCTATGGGCAAAGGATAACGCACCCTGGAAAGATCAAACGGGTGAAGCTCGTAAAGGTTTGAAGGGTTGGGTAGATCCTTCTGGTGGTCCAATCGGTACGATTGTACTACAGCACAATCCAGAGCTGCATTATACTATCTGGTTAGAATTAGCACATCAAGGACGCTATGCTATTTTGACTCCAGCTCGCGATTATTGGGGGCCAAGGATTAGAGTATCTTTGCAAAGATTAGCAAACTTAGGATTTGTAACATTAGGAGAGGAAGAATAAGATGCCGTTCGATCAGGGATCACCACAATTTGGACTTAACGATGGGAAGATTGCTACTTGGAATGCGGGGACGCCTCCCACCTATACACCTCCTGCTGGTACAGACATCATGTCTATCCAGATGGGTTCAGTGTCGATGGAAGTTATTTCGGCTGTGCTTACAGGCGATGATACACAAACTGCAATTTCTGCTTCCGCTATCGGTGGCACATTGCAACTTAGATGGGGTGGTTTGAATTTGGATATGCTTGCCGTCTTGACGGGGCGTACCGTCACGTCGGGTACTTCCAGCATGAAAAGTATTCGTATTGGTGGAGGCCAGAAGATGCCATATGTGGGTATCATCGTTAAGGCACTTTCTGCCGAGGCTGGAGATACTTGGCTCTTCTTGCCCAAGACCAAGATTACGTCTGCTTTCACACTGGCACAGATGGAGTATGGTACGTTTACTATCCCAGAAGTCACCATGCAAGTGGTCGATGATGCTAGTTGGGGTGCGATTAACGTAATTACACATCCAACAGACGTGCCTATCACAGCCTTCCCGCCAGCCGGAATCGTTGCGAATCCGTAGGAATAGGAGACAGTATGATAATGGACGAATTGCCCGTTAGTTCAGGATCAGAGTGGCGTAAGAAGCGTGAACGGGGGGAGTTAATTCAACTCCCCTACAGTGGTTATATCGTACGGATCCGTACCGTCAGACCCGACGAACTCTTGAAGTTGGGGAAGATACCGCAGGTCTTGACTACGTTGTTGCTGGAAGAGATCTACGGTAAGGGCGAAGAAGATAAGTACGAGAAGTTCCTTACGGATTCCGAAACACCAGAGGAAGCTATGGCGATGCTGGAATCCTTGAGGGTAGTGTGTATGGCCGGACTCGTAGAACCGAAGGTAGTTGAGAATCCTGCGGCAGATAATGAAATCACAATTGATGATATAGATCTAGCAGATAGAGCCTATATCTTCCGGCTGGTGTTCGCACCTTCCGAAGCATTGTCCAGGTTTCGTTACGAACCGCCGTCAAATGTGGACGTTGTGGCAGACGGTGCAACAGACCCACAGCCGACCGTCTAAATTGCTGTGCGTAAGAGATCCCCTGGTAGCCTATCTATTTGACGCTGCCGTAGTGACATTTGGCAACATCATAGAAAATGCAGTACAGGAACGCATAGAAGTTGGGATGGGTGATAAGAAGGAATGGAAGCAGAAGTATACATTGCAGCAGCTTCTGGATTCTAAATTCAAACTTCCTACAGATAAAGAGGAAGTTGCAAAAGGTAGAAGCAATGATCCCTTCGCAGGGGGTGGTCTTGCTGCCGTATTAGCTATTGCTGGACAACAAGGTAGCGGAGTTAAGAAATGGGAGTATAAGCCAAGCTGATGAGCGATCTTCCTGGGGGTAGTGGCGATAATCCTGAAATCAAATTTATAATTGATACTTCTGACTCCAAGCGTGCCATCATTGATATGACAGCTTTGGGGAAGAGTGTCAAGGCAAGCATGGCGGAAGCCGATGCTTCTGTTAGATTGGTTTCTAAGAGTTTGTCGGTATTGACTGCCAATGCTAGAACTCAATTAGAAGCAGCAAAGGCAATCACGGCACAAGCACAAGCAGCGGGGAAGGCACAAGTTTTACGAGCAGATACTCGTAGAATTTCTGCGACAGGTGTTGCCGCTACAGCTAAAGCAGATGCTAAAGTTATTGCCGATCAATCGGCACAAGCAACGGCGAAAGTGCTTGGTCATCAGAATCGGTTAACACTTAATAATAGAGCTAATAATGCGATACGGGTAGCCAATAATAATCAAGCCAATAAGATCATTTATCAAAGTAATAACACTGTACATCAGCAGCAGATGCAAGCTGCGAAGAGCTCGACTGCGGCTCACACAGCTAATGCGAAGGTAGCCGTAGCAACACAAAAGCAAATCCAAGCAGCTATAACTTCTACAGGTAAGGTACAAGCTGCGATCATAAGCTCCAATAGTAAAGCTGCTCAAGCTGCGGCAGCAACAGCTATTTCTTTACAGAATCATCAACAACGTATCGCCTATGCTACATTCCAGCAACAGAATCGTATGGCGATGGCGCAACAGCGTCAAGCTGCTCGCGGTGGTGGTGGGGGTGCGGGTGGTGCGGGTGGTGGTGGTTGGGGTGCGGCGTGGGGTACTAGTGGGTTATTGCAAGGTTTGGGTACACTAGGCAAGGCGGTTGCAGGGGGTGGTGGGGCCGGACTGTTAGGTGGCTTGGTTGGATTAGGTGCGGGTGGATTTGCGGGTGGTGCGATTGTAGGACAGATCACCGCACTTGTTAAAAACTTCTCTGATGCCGCTGTTGCTGCTGATACGATGACGGCAGCATACTCACGTCAGGCGGTTGCAGCTAGATCGTTGGCAGGTAGTCAATCCCAAGTTAATAGCTTATTGGTACAGTACGATGAAGCTACAGGCGGTATCCTTAGCAAACAGAAGCAACTGGAAGGTGTTACCAAGCTCCTTAGTGTAGGCTTTGCCGATACTTCACAAGAGATAGAGAAGGCGGCAAAGAGTATACGTGGGATCTCCCTAGCCACAGGTAAACCGCAAGATGCTGTAGAGAATGATCTTATCTTAGAGATGTTCTCGCAACGTGGTATGCGTTTAGATCAGTTGGGCTTGCAGTACGATGTAGTGCGGGAAAAGCAAGAAGAAATGATGAAGGCTAATTCCCAACTAACAAAGCAGCAAGCCTATCAAAACGCTGTACTAGATCATGCGGTTGAACGTTATGGGAAACTAGCTGATAGTGCCGCCGGACAAGCAACGGCGGTAGAAAAGTTATCTGCAGATTATGAAGATCTTGGGCTATCAATTGGTCAAGCCTTTAAAGTTCCTATAGATCATATTGCTGGGATGCTCAACAAAGATGTCAAGGCAATACAGAGTACAGTTAATGAGATTAATCGGGTAACCCCTAATGAAATCAGGAGAACGGGGGATGTTCCTGGGGGTGTTTGGGAAGGGCAAACAGGAGAGCATAGTTTAGCAGAAGCGCAAGCTATCAAGCTCGGCGCAGAGATGGAAAGAGCTGCTTTAGAAGCAGGTCAATTTAACTCTGCGGTCTTGGGGGCCGTACCGACGGCAGAGCAATTAGCAGATGCCTTTGCTAAAGTAGATGCTGCAATTAAATCTGCTGGTATTTCAGTTAGAGCGTTACGAGCGCAGCAAGCTCTGGCTACGGGTACAGGATTCGGTTTAGGCAAAGGTTTAGATTACGATCCATCTGCTATGATGAAAGGTCCTAGTGGGCCTACGGCAGATCAGATAGATGAAATCGTGTCTTTTAATGCAGAGCGTGATGCTATAAATGCTCAAGCTAATGCAGATATCTTATCTGAAAATCGTAACTATTTCCGTAGTCGGGCTAAGGCAGAACGGGATTATCAAGAGCAGGTATCGGAGGAAGCGGCTGATTTTGCTAGACAGCGTGCTCGCGATAACGCACACTTTGCTGCCGATCTCGCAGATGCAGAAAAGGAAATAGCCGAGAGCAGGATCAATATCCAAAATGATTTGGCTAAATCCTTAGCTCGTTTAGCTAGAGATCATAATCGCCAGCTTGCAAAATACCAAGAAGACTTAGAAGAAAATATTGCAGATGCCCGTAAAGATGCAGCAAAACGAGAAGAAGATGCCATTGAAGATTTCAACGAAAAGCAAGCCGAAGCTCGCGAAGACAGCGGCAAGCGCATCTTGGAAATGGAAGAAGACTTCAAGCGGGAACAGAAGCGTGCTGCTGAAGACCACAATGATGCTATCCTAGACGCTGCTTCTCACTTGGATGCCGCTGCAATCTACGCCGAACAAAAGGCTTTCTTCCGTAAGAAGCGGCAAGCAGAGGAAGATCAAGCACTTGCTATTCAGAAGGAAAAAGAAAGACTTGCCGAAGAACTTGCTGAAAATGAAGAAGCCCACAGTAAAACTTTAGAAGAGCTAAAAGAAAATCTGCAAGACGAGATTGATGAGCAAAATAAAGCGCATCAGAAGCGTGTAGATGATGCTAATGAATCTTATGAATTGCAACTCAAAGATCAACAAGATGCTGCTGCCGAACGTTTAGAGGAGCAAGGTAAAGAAGATGCTGAGCGTCTGCAGGATATGAAGGACGCACATATCCTTAGACAGAGCGAAGAAGATATTGATCGTGGGATTAGATTAGGTAAAGATGAAACGCAACACAATGCACAACTACTAGAAATGGATAGGGTGCATGGTGAGCGCATTACGCAAATCGGTACGCACGCTGGCGAAGAACTGACAGCTCTGAATACGGCTCACAAGCAACGTCTATTGGATTTGAATTATGCTAATGGTGCTTGGCAATTAGCAGAAACCAGAGCTAGAAATATTGCGCTGGCCGAACATAAAAAGTTTTTAATGGAAGATCGCCGTATAGCATCAGAGGCAAGACGTGATGAGCTAAAAGAAAAAATCGCAGAAGCTATTGCTATAGGTGCTGATTTTAGCAAATTACAGGCGATGCTAGAAGCTCTAAATACAACCATCGGTGGTTTAGATTCTTCTATTGAAACGCAACAAGGCGTCATAGACGCATTACCGAAGCCCGAAGACGTACTTATCCAAACGGGTGGTGGTACAACAGGAACTTCTAGTACAGATCAAACCATAATTACAGGTGAAGGCAGTAGTTATGCGATAACACCCTCTTCCAGGACTGGCGGGGGTGGGACTCGTACTAGCAATATACGAGTAGATCCTGGTGCTATCGTAATCCATGCGCTGCCAGGAATGTCGGTGGCTAGTTTGGGTGATGAATTTGATGCTAGATTGTTACAACTTCTAAGAAGGGTAGCGCAAGCAGGATGAGCAACTATCGTGTAGCTTTAGGCCAAGATGTTGCGCTGGCTTCTCTAACTTTGATGAATCCACAACCTATGAGTCCTGGGGTTAAATTTACTCGTAGATTAACTTTTGGGGATGGCTCAGTATTAGATCAGGGTCTATATGCAGAGTGGATTTATAGTGTAGTAGACACAGATACACAGCTATCTGCAATTTTAACGCCTATGGGTTTGATGGCCGCACAATCTGCGCTTGTAACGATCAATACACGGAATCAACATTACGTATACAAAAGATATAATGGCATGGCGATTCGCCCAGAAGCTAACTGGGAAAACTATTTTGCTCGTAACATTACAATCATCATTAGAAACTTGGTGGTGTTGCCGTGACGTTGCGTCTTTACATGCACAAGCCTAAAGTCATCATGCGTGCTAGGATGAATCAGAATCCGGCTGGTCTTGTGTATCCACAACCAACGTTGCAATTTGATACTGTGACTGTAGGTGATGTCACGCTCTTAAAAGAGAGCATGACGGTACTAATAGGTTCTGCGCCAGATAAACATGATTATGGTATGTTACGTTACAGATATATGGATCCAGATTTTCCTACTACGCAGATGCACGTAAGTCGCTATTCGCAAGGTATAGGTATTGGGGAAGCGAAGATAGTAGATAATTCTTATATCACAGTGTTGGAAGATTATCGTGTATGGGCGAAGATTCCCTACTTTGCGGGTGGGGCGATGTGGAAGGATTATGACATTGGGGCTTATTTGAACAATGGCAAGCCACCTGGAGTTCCCAATGGTGGGCCAGGGACGGCAGGGACAATAGATCCAGGAACAGGTAGGCTGGAAGTAGCTTTTGATTCTAAATCTTTTATCCATGATGTAGCTATGTCTCCTGCCGTATCTGTTCCCCAGAATCACATATGGGAATTTCCTGCAACCGCTACTATCGTTGCCGGAAGTATATCTTCCCGACAGGTGACGGTACGTTTTCTTCCTGGCTTTTATTATGTGTATCTGACGGTACATAATTGGGGATTGAATCATGCTGAAACTCAGAAGATCCCCATCTTTGCTCGTGATCCTAATAATGATTTATCTACTACCAAATTCCAAGTAGTGTCGCACAGTCAAGATCAAATAGGACAAGAACTGGTAATAGATTTCCCTAATGATCTTCCCCGTAGCACCTATTACGATGGCTTTCTAATGATGATGTGGGATGATGACATCACCTATGTTCCTATTCTCAGGCGACATATGCAATTTATAGGATGGCATCAAGCGGATGAAGTATCTTTGCGGGTAGAACCTACAGCAACCCTAGATGAAACTAGATTGCACTTCTACGATGCTGGTAAACGCTTGACAATGCTACCTGGCTTCACCGTAGTTATGGAATATAATTCTGCTGGCGGAGCAGATTGGTCACAGAGCGAATTTTCTAACGTCTTATATTATGTGTGGTTCTTGCTACATTATCATACAACTGTGCTGGAAGTAGCTGATTTCTATGACTATACCCACAGTCTTGCCGCTTTCGAGTTCACTGTATTAGGTAGCGATAAGCAGAACGTTTCAGCACAAGTACAGGAACTTGCTACTAGAGTATGTCCTGACTATAAGATGACTTGTAATAAGCAGGGTCAGTTGAAGATGATACCGGATCTTAGTCTTACGGAAGAAACGGTGGGCCGTCCCACTACAGTGATGGAATCCATTTATGATAATATGTGGACGAGCATCACATGGGGCTATTCTCATCAACCAAAAGTAGGACAAATCCAAACTAAATCCCTGATCTCATCGCATGGCTATATCATGATAGATGCTATTGAAACTCTGGAAGTTGTAGCTTGTGTTGCCGGAGGTTCGCAATATGGACAAGGTGAACAACTAGTTGAAACAGGTGAGATGATTGCTTTTAATGCCAATGATCTTAGGATCACTGAAGGTCATCGTTTTGCCAAACTCAATCGATTGTATGAACCTTTTACGATTACTGTACCTTACGAGATATTAGATCCTGATGTGGATGTAGGAGAAGCTAAGTGGGTGAATCTTACTATTGGCGATGAACTTCATCCCATTCGGGAATCTACGGGCTTCTCGCAGATACGGGGTGTAATCACCGAAATGAGTACGCAGTATGAATATACTGATACAGGCTTGAGCCGTACCGTTACCTTGAAGTGGGAAATGGAAACCAGTGGTCATCCTGCTGTTGCTGTTACCTTGTGGCCGGACGCACCAGAGGAAGGGACAGTATGAACGAAAGCGAAATCTTAAGAACTTTAGATCGTATCTGGGAACGTAGCAATGTACGTACTACAATCTATGGACGGTTGGGTAAAGAGGGCGGCACAGTAGAAGATATTGAAGTGCGTGGGCGTCCTGGCTATGTGTACGTGTCAGTAGGTGATCTGGGCGATCAGGGTCTTAACATAGCAAAGGATAAGGTAGGTGTTGCCAGAACCATCTTTCAGCAAGTTAAGATGCGACGTGAACTTGGTGAACTTGTCATCTACGAAGCCTCTGCCTATCAAGGCGGTACAGGAACTGGAGATGTGGGAACAGGTGGTGGCGTCACTAGCTTTTTTGCGTTAGATGAAGTAGATCCTAATGATTGGGATAATGGCGAAGTACCTACCTGGGATGTAGCTTCTGGAACTTTCAAACCTATGACGCCTGGAGAGGGCGGCGCAGGGGGAGGAAGCTATCTTCCTGGGGATGGTATTATCTTTGCCGGAAACGTCATCCAAGCTAAAGCTAATACAGATCGTGGTATTATTGTAGATAGTACAGGTATCGGCGTCTTTGCCAGCATCAATGGCGGTATCGAATCTGATTTTGTGACCCATACAGGACTTCGTCTCAATCTTCATTCAACGGCTAGCGGTCTTAGTGTAGATTCCACTGGTTTACGAGTAGGTGCTGGTGATGGAATTGCGATTAGCGGTTCCACCGTAACGGTGAACGTACCACAAATCTACAATCCTATGGCTGGTCTTACACATGTAAGCGGTGATCTGGAAGTTAAATTAGGTACGAATAGTGGATTAGAATTTGGATCAGGTGGTGGTCTTTTATTTGGAGATGGTGATGGTTTGCTATCCACAGGTAACGTCACTAATGTTGTAGTAGATGATCTGATGGGGCAAGGGCTGGTTAATGATGGTAGCAACAACTTCAAAGTCCTGTTCTCAGAATATCCCCCTGCCGGAATGGGTTACGGCAACTATGATGGAATCTATGTAGGCGAGGGTAAGGGTATCCTTGTCTATCCTGATCATATAGAAGTAAAGCTATCTACCATTGAATTAGATGGTATGCAATTTGATGCAGAAGGTGGGCTGTTCATTGGAGATGGTGATGGCATCAACGTCAGTGAGGGGGCCGTAGCTGTAGATGTAGTGGAACTGATTAGTCCATTGGTGTATGGCATAGGACATGATGGGCTTAATAATTTTGTTGTAGAGCTGGAACCCAATTCAGGTCTAAGATACAATGACCCTTCCGGCAAGCTAGAACTTGGTACGCCAGGAGATCTTACTGTACACTCAGAGAGTATACTTATTGACG